GACACAAAGTTATAAAGTATACTAAGTAATATGAACAAAGTAGACACAGAATATTTCAGAATTGTCAATGATATTTTGACAAACGGAAGACTTAAAAAGAACCGAACTGGTGTAGATACCATTGGTATTTTTGGTGCTCAAGCCAAATACAATGTGGATCTAAACGCATTTCCTCTATTAACCACCAAAAAAGTTCATTGGCCAGCAATTGTTCACGAATTGCTTTGGTTTATCAGTGGAGATACCAACATCAAGTATCTGGTTGATAACAATGTTCGTATTTGGAATGAATGGGCATTTTCTCGTTATCAGAAAGTCAAACCAAGATTGGGTGGATTAATGTTAGCAGATGAATTATTGTTGTCTAATCAAGAAAAACGAGTATTGGCTTCCAAGTTAGAACCAGAAGATTTTGATGTGGTTGATAGTATAAAGAAATCAATACAGGAAAAACAAAATAAATTCATTGACCGAATCAAAAACGATGTTGAATTTGCTAAGGAATGGGGTGAATTGGGTGAAGGAACTTATGGTAGAATGTGGCGGGATTTTCCATTTTTTACAATTGTTGATAAAACTGATCCATCAACGATGCCAAAATTCAAATCTTTAGGAACAAAGGGAACGTATTGTGGAGATGAACCATTAACTTTTCTAGGAAGAATTGATCAAATTACAAAAGTTCTTGAAAAGTTAAAAAACAATCCAGATGATCGTCGTATGATTGTGAGTGCATGGCATCCACACTGGGTAGATCATTGCGCATTGCCACCCTGTCATTGTCTTTTCCACTTTCATACAGAAGAATTGACTTTGGAAGAGAGAGTTGAGATTTTACAGAAACAAGTTGGTCCTGTAAATCTTCCTAAATCTGATGTGTGGATCATTCAAAAACTGAACGAGGACAATATTCCAACCCGTCGTTTGAATTGTTTGCTCTACCAAAGATCCGTGGACACTGCACTTGGAAAGCCATTTAATATTGCAAGTTATGCACTGTTAACTGCTATGATTGCGCAAACTGTTAATATGGTTCCAGGTATGTTTACGCATTCAATGGGTGATACGCATATTTATGTAAATCACATTGACGGATTGAAGTTACAATTAACTAGAGAACCAAAGAAACTACCTAGAGTTTGGTTGAATCCAGAAGTTAAATCACTGTTTGATTTCAAGTATGATGATATCAAATTATTAGATTATGAGTTTCATCCAACAATTAAGTTTGATGTAGCTGTATGAAAAAACAGACCAAGAAAGAAAAAGAAGAAATTAAGATGAAGTTGGCTTATTTTGACCGACTTGTAAAACAAACCCGTGAACTAATTAAACAAGGTTATACTGTACCAGATTTAAGCAGTTTGGTACGTCCAAGCAGATGAAATACAAATATAGCGTTAGAATACATAATGTATCTACTACCGAAGAATTAGAAACTATAATGAACGAATATGGTTCAAAAGGTATTCGCGTCATTAAAGCAGATTTCTTAGGTTCTAAACTAGTTAACTGTAGACAACAAGCTAGATATACTCTATACTTAGAAGAGAAAATTAAAAAATGATAATATATGTATAATTTATTTTTGGATGACCTGCGCATTCCAACGCATGTAACTTGGGTTAATGTCCCAAAAGATCAACATTATTCAGTGGTAAGAAACTATCAAGAGTTCGTAGACATAATTACACTACGAGGACTTCCTAAGTTTGTTTGCTACGATCACGATTTAAATGATATTCATTATGGACATGGTTTACAAGGTGATGATATTCCATACGATTCATATACTGAAAAGACTGGATATGACGCTGCAAAATGGCTTGTGGATTATTGTATGAAGAAGGGTGTTAAACATCCTCCGTATGTAGTACACTCTATGAATCCCGTGGGTAAACAAAATATTATTAGTTATGTGGAATCGTATAACAAAACTGTTTAAAGACATTGCTAGTGGGTGTATAGTTATCTTTTTGTTTTATTTCGCTATTGCAAGTATTGTCTTTGCACTTAGACATCCTTGGGCTACTAGAACAGAGCAAATGATTCATATTGGTGACGCTTTAATGTTTAATAAAATATCCTATAAAGAAATGAGAGGAGAATATGAAGAGCGCTGATAATATTGTTGAATTAACAGATAAAGATATTAAAAAGTATACCAAGTTAAAAGAGGGTGAAAATATCAAGTCTGATGATTTGGTTCATATTGAAGAAAATACTTATGCTAAAGTAGGTAAAGGAAACATATTGTGTAAGCTTTCAGTAAACAAGTATAATACAATTTTGAGGGCAAAATGATTAAGTTGTTATTTGCACTGTCAATATTAGTATTTGTTTATATTATTGGTTGGCATCAAATTTACGGACAATTTATTAATTCATTTTATAAAAAATATGAAATGTGGTTGATATGGTTAAGTGTGCCTAGTACATTGTTATCAATATATGCTACAAAATTATTAGCAGAATATTTTAATGGAAAAATGTGGCCAAATAGAATTTTTACATTTAGTATTGGTATAGTTATGTTTACAATATTGACACATATTTATTTTAATGAAAAAATAAGTATTAAAACATTGACACTAATTGCATTAAGTGCATTAATAGTTATATTACAAGTTTTGTGGAAATAAATTATGAATAATAAAATTGAAAAATTACCCAATGGTGACTTTAAAGTAATATCTGAAATGGAAGAATGTATTGTATGTGGTGTTGAAACAAATGAACCCAAAGACAAACATATTGACTATCGATATCACTATGTAGAAGGTGTTGGTCAACTTTGCGGTAAATGTGCTGAAAAATATGAATAAACTAACTAAACCAAATGCTTTTGTATTTAAAGCATTCATTGACAATCAATACAGACTATGTGTATGTCCTCGTATTGATAATAAGTGGAGTGAAAAAGATATTGTATATATCCAAAACTACGATGGAGCATTCGATGATGTGCTTCATGAGAAAAATTTCAGTATTCTATTTGTAGGATATGAAAAAACAGATGAAACAAATGGATCATTTACTTTGAAAAACGTTAATGCTCAATATCTCAAAAGTGATACATCAATCGCTAGTGAAATGTATAGCAAGGGAACTTTTTTTGAAACAATAGAACAAGGATATCAATTATTTTATGAGCAACCAGAACGGCAAGGGGAGCAAACCCAGACCAACCAATAAAAAACAATACGATAAAAATTACGACTCAATTAATTGGGGAGATAAAAAGAAATCCAAATCAACTGAGAAGTGAAAAAAGTAATTCTTTCCAAAATAGAATATGAGTTTTTAGTGGAATGTTTGGAGAAACTAGAGAAACAAACAGATAATTCTCTTGCAGATCCCAAATGGTCTGAAAAACTAGATACAACTCAAAGACTATATGAGTTGGAAATGGAATACTATAAAATTAAAAAATACGGAGAACCATCTACCAAATATGATATGGTAAGATGGTTACTCACCAAAGTAAAAAACAAAACACTTGACTTTTAATTAGTTAATTGTTAACATAGGTTATGTTAAATTTTAATTCAGATAAAAAGAAGATTGTCATTGTTGCTGATCCACACAATGATATTAATAAACTTGATAAGATCCTCACTAAAGAGGATGCTGATATCAACATTGTTTTGGGTGATTGGTATGATAGCTTTGTATATGATGATCCAATTCATTACGAAGCTACTACAAAATATCTAAGAGACACGTTTCTACCCAACCCAAAGAACTATACTCTATTTGGTAACCACGATATACATTATCTGTATTACAATGAAAGTGCGATGTGTAGTGGTTATGAAGAATGGAAATATAGAACTATTGACGAAACATTAGGTAAAGATCGTGGAACTGTTCGTAACAAGTTTCATTGGTTTATTGTGTTGGATGATATTCTACTAACCCACGCTGGATTGGATACTAGACTATTACCTCCACAGATTAAAACTAACACGGATATATTTAATTATCTTGATGAACAGTCAAAACAAGCATCTTCCAAATTGCTTTCAAATGATCTTCATTGGTTTTATCAAGTTGGACGTAGTAGAGGCGGTATGAATAGAACTGGTGGCATTGTTTGGTGTGATTTTGATCATGAGTTTAGTCCTATTGATGATTTGAAACAAATTGTGGGTCATACTAGTCAATGGGAAACTGGTAGAGCTAAACAACACAATAGTGAAGGATACATTAATATTACAGATGCAAATAATATTTGTATTGATTGTCATATGAATCAGTATCTTGTAATGACCGATGGAAAGTTGGAGTTAAAAAATTACATAGATCTGTAAGTAATAAAGGTTTATTTGTAACAAATTACAGAGGGATGTTACGTAACTGTGACATCCCTTTACTTTTGCATTGTTTATGATATTTTAAAGTATATGGACGACCTTCAAATTACTTGTAACTATTGTGACACCGCAGCTAAAATAAAACGGGATAAGATTTATATGCAATGTCATTGTGATGATGACCGTCGTATAATTGATATACGAGAGTATCTTTTAGAAGACAAACATCACGATTATTTATATTCTATGTTCAGTGATAATTTTGTGTATAATGAAGCCAAAGCTTGATAGTTATACTTAAAGAAAGGTATAACATTATGTCAGGTCTTTATTTGGGAATCAAAACACAAAATCCAGTAGTTGGTATTACCAGCAACAATCCAGGCGCAGCAAATGCTATGTTAGCCGCACAACAAATGGCACAAGCACAACAACAACCACAACCAGTTCATCAAGATTCAAAGTGGAATCAAGGACAAGGTACTGTTGTACACGAAATGCCTTGGCACAAAGCACATCCTGGTTTGAAGAACGTTCAATAATTTTATTTGTTTGTTTATTCATCACACACCCCACAGTAAAATGTGGGGTTTTTGTTTGACAGTCAAATATACTATGATATAATATAATAATATGGATCTCAACGCTAAAAAAATCAACGAAAGCTTAGAAAAATCTGAAGCTACTGAATTGAAACCTTGGTACAGAACCAACAAATATGGCGATTGGATATTGGATCATATTGCCTATGGATGGCGTGTATATTACAAATATTATGATGTAAAACGATGGATTATTAGTACCTATCAACGTATGCGTTATGGTGTAAGTGATAGTGAATGTTGGAGTTTGGACTGGACACTTACAAATTTTATTCTACCCAGACTAAAACATTTCAAGAAGATCAATGTTCATACATACCCACCAGATATTACACCTGAACGATGGAATGAAATATTGGATGAATTGATTTGGACATTTGAATATATGCATGATGAAGAAAAGTTCAATCCAACTCCTATGTTTAGATATGAAGTTGACAATATGGATGATTACTTTAAAAATATCAAACGTGAAAAAACACCAGAACAAAAACAAGCTTGGGATGAATATCTGAAGAAAAATGAAGAACTAGAAGAACGTCGTAAAAAAGGAATGTTATTGTTCGCTGAATATTATCAACAACTATGGGATTAAATTATACACCTCCAGACTGGAACGAATGGTTTTTGCAAGGAGTTTATTGGGTTGCTAGTAAATCCAAAGATCCCAAGACCAAGATTGGCGCTCTTATTGTAAAAGACAAACGTATCATTTCAACAGGCTACAACGGTATTCCTATTGGAGTAGATGACAAAAATGAATTACGTCACGAAAGACCAGAAAAATACAAGTGGTATGAACATGGCGAACGTAATGCAATTTACGCAGCTGCCAAGTACGGTATAAACACCGATGGCGCAATTCTTTATACCAATGCGCTTCCATGCGCAGATTGTGCTAGGGGTATAATTCAAAGTGGTATCAAATGTGTTTATATACATCAACAATTCAATGATTTGTGTAACTCAACACAAAGAGAACAATGGAAGGGACATGACAATGCTACTTTCACAATGTTTAATGAATCTGGAGTAGAAGTACATACCATTGATAGAATTTTAGGATGTAAAGCATATTTTGACGGAAAAGTGTTTGACATTTAAAAAAAGGTGTGGTAGAGTTTATCTATGATCAATAATAATGAGTTGTTCGCTAAGGTACTGGCTGATAATCCTCTTCCGTATCGTTGTGGTGATAAGGTAAATACCAATCGTGGTATTGGTTATATCAGTGGTTATAACTTCAAGGACCGTGAAAAGACTTGGAAGTTTACTATTCGTCCATATGGACTACCCAATTATTATATTGATGTTGAAACTGTATATGGAAAGGTAGAATAATATGGAATTTGAAAGTAATACGGATATTTTAAGAGATTTGATGGATCAACTACATACATTACATAAAGAAAATGCTAGGTTGCTTCAGAAAATCGAAGCGTTAGAAAAACATAATGAAGAATTGAATCGTAAGTTAAAAAGCATTCAAGCAATATTTCTATGAAAATCTTTTTAGTATTTTTTATTAATTTGTCAGTATCATTGTTAACCAGTATATTGCTTTATAAGTTATTTAAAGTGGATGTATCTCCCACAATTATTTCTATTGGATTGATTGTTGTGTATATGTGTTTACCACAACGATTTCACGATTGGATTGCTGAAAAATGAATATTAGACCATCACAGTGTTTTGAATGTGAGACTGGAACATACAAAGATGTTACTGTCAATTATTTCTCACAATTAAGTGGGGGAAGAAGTTGTGTAACCAAAGATGTAACAATTCAACGTTGTGACACTTGTGGTGCTGAAATTTTAGATTCTAAAGCGTCTAAGATAATTGAATCAAATATTGAACGTAATTTTCCCGGTCATTACGATAAGTGGAAAACCAAGAACAAACCCAGATTATGAACATTCACGTTCCCGAAGAAATTAAATCTAAATATCCTCATATGGAATTTAGGGGTAAACAACGTCAATTAAATGATAGAATTGTGATTGAAGCGTACAATCATGCAATTAATCAGAACTTTTTCTATAGTTTTGATGAGGATTTCTTTTGGTTTCCCGGTCAAATTCCAGACTACAAACTTCCAAAGATATGAGTAAAATGGAATTACCATGTAATACGTGTCCTCATAATTCAGTATGTTGTAAATGGGGAACATTTTTGTCAAATGAAGAGGGTGAATCTTTACTAAAAGAATTTGGTGTTGAGTTCATATTTTTTGATAATGATAAAAAAGAATATCGTACTCAAACTTGGAATGGCAGATGTGTATTTTGGAAAAATAATGAATGTACCATTCACTCTCATAAATTTTATCCATCTGTATGTCGTAAATTCCCTTGGGAAGACGGTAGAAATCCATCTTTACCAATGGCGTATGACGCAACTTTGTGTCCAGAAATCTCTTGACTTAATATAAATCTTTGGTAATCTAGACTTATGAGTGAACAAACCTATATGAACCTAAAAGATGCAGTAAAGCGTCCTAAGTTTGATCTTAAAAACATCAATCGTGCGAATACCCAATTCAAACGATTGGTTGATAATTACCAGAAATGGAATGAAGATGAGGGTCTTAATGAACCTCGTTCGACATATGAAGACGACATTATTGAGTGTCTTGGTCATTATGATTTGGATGGTTATCAACTTGCTGAATATTTGCATGATTACAAATATGTTGAACCAAACACTGAACTAGTAGATATTCTGGATGATGCTCTTTTTGTGAAGAGTTCTCTTGAAAGAGAAATGTTTGCTCAATGGGTTAAAGAAAACTTTTTGACCATTCCAGAGGATGTGGTTGGTAAGAAGGTTAATGCGAAACAGAATCTTCGTAAATATGAAGATCATTACATTACTGGAATTAGACCAGACACTTATCAAGTAACTGTTAGTGAAAATGCTACCAAGCAAGGTGGTTGGATTGTTGGATTTGAAAATGTAACTTTTGTTAATTAATATGAATGTGAATCAATTGATTAAACGACTACAAATGTACCCACCAGATTTGCGTGTGGTTGTTCGTGGTTATGAAGGTGGATACAATGATGTAGACACTTTTGAAAATCTCAAGATTGTGCTTGACTATCATAGTGCATGGTATTATGGCAAACATGAGGATGCGTCAACCATCCATAATGAAGAAGTTAAAGCTAATGTTGTTGATGCATTACAAATTGGATAAAAACAAGATTGGGTTATATGGAACAGTTATTGGTACATTTAGTAGCAGACTATTACTTTCAAAGTGATTGGATGGCGTTAAACAAAAACAAGCGATCCATTCCTTGTTTGGTTCATTGTGTGTTATATACTGTACCATTTTTGTTGCTTACCCAAAATTTATTGGCATTATTTCTAATATTTGCTACCCACTTCGTTCAAGACAGATGGTGTATTATCAAATACTTTGTGTGGTATAAAAATCGTATAGGTCCAGACTGGTCCTATCCATCATATGACAAATGTAATGTAACTGGTTATTATGATGATTGGAAAAATACCGATCCAGATGCTAGACCCAAGTTTATTAGTACTTGGCTATACATTATAAGCGATAATACCTACCATCTAGTTTGCAATTATTTGATTCTGAAATATTTGGCTTGAGTTTCTTTAAAGTCTTGATAAATTGATTTTATGAAAAATAATCGTAGATATCGTGAGAAGTGTAATGCTAACACTATTGGTATATCTTCTACATACGCAAATCAGCGTATCCATGACTTTCTTAAGGGTTGGGGAACTATATCCAAAGATGGTAAATCTATTCTTTGGGATACGTGGCGACCATTAACCAAAAAGCAACGTGAAAAGATGGATCGTCATTGGAAGAAAAATCCTCCGTTCTCAGAAGTCATATTTCCTGTTATTAATAAAGTGATGCCTACTATAACTGCCGACGAAATTGTGTCTGTCCAACCAATGATGAATCCACCTTCTGGTTCTAAATTTTTCGTTGACTTTCCGTAAAGTCGTGGTAAATTAGACATATGAAGATTGACATAGAAAAGGTTGACCTCACCCAATTTATGGTGCATGAACATTCACTTAATGGTGAAATTGTTTATTTGATTCAACCTCAACATATCGGCACCAAGTGGACTCAAGACAACAAGCACATGCGTAGTGTGGTTGTGAATTATGCTGGTGAAGTTATTAGTGCATCATTTCCTAAGTTTACCAACTGGGGTGAGAATCCTGATCACTTTCCTGTTCCTAACTCACTAAAGAATGCAACTATTGTTGAAAAACTTGACGGTAGCACTTTAATTGTTAGCAAGTATAACGGACAATATATTCTGCGTACCCGTGGAACTGTTGATGCGTCTAAGCTGGCTAATGGTTTTGAGTTGGAACTATTCAAGTCAACTATTCTAAATAAGTTGCAGGATAATAATGATACTTGGGATTATTCTATCATTTGGGAATGGCTGTCTCCAATCAATAAAATTGTGCTATCGTATGGTGATGAACCTATGTGGAAGTTGATTGGTTTTATTAATCATATCAACTATTCACTTGCACAACAAGATATGTTGGATGCTATGGCTAAGAAGTATGATTTACTTCGTCCAGAAATCTATACTTTTACTGATATATCTGATATGTTACAGATTGTAGATAAGTGGCAGAATAAAGAGGGTGTATGTTTATATAGTAAGAATGACCAAGTTATTCATAAGATTAAAGCATCAAAATATCTCCTGTTACATCATCTAAAGTCTGAACTTAGTTCACTAGAAAAAGTATTGGATGTCTGGCTAGAGCAAGGTATGCCTGACTATCGGACTTTCTACAACTATATCTTTACCACTTTTGATTTTGAGTTAGCAGAGCAAATTAAAGGTACAATTAGCCGTATTTGTGATGCTAAGAAGGAAGTGGATCTGATTGTGAGTGGTATGAATGATTTTGTGAATAACAGACTCAAGACTCTACCTACTCGTAAGTTACAGGCTGAACAAGTAATTTCAGCTTATGGTAATACCAATCGTGCGGCTTTTTTGTTCAAAATTTTGGATAATCGTCCATTGGGCAAGGAAGAATATAAGAAGTTACTATTTCAAGTATTAAAGAACTAAAACAATAACCCCACTATTAATTTAGTGGGGTTTTATTTTTTGTATATATTTATATAGATATGAACAATTTACTTAACGAAACATTTCAAAAGCATTTAACTCTTCTACACAAAAGATTGAATGAATCTATGTCTGAAGAAAATGTTGATCTTTTAAATGAAGGTTTTAAAGATATATTGACAGCTATGGCTGTTGCGGGTGCTGTATTACTTAGCGGCAAGGTAGGATATGACAATATTCAATTGAGGAAAAAATGGGAAGACGCGTATGAAAAGGTGAAAGTGAGTGATCCTGAGAAGGCTGAAAGAATAAAAAGGTTGATTGCGGTTCATAGATTTACTAGTTCAAAATATTTTGGCAGAAGACAAAATGCGAAGGAGGAGATAGAAAGTATTATTGATGATTTTAATAACTCTACTAATAAGTAAATAATTAATCATTTAAATAATTAAAACACTAACCCCACTATTAATTTAGTGGGGTTTTTTATTTTTCTATATATTTATATTATATGAGTAATAAACTTAACGAAACATTTAAAAAACATTTAGGTCTTCTCAATAAAAAATTGAATGAAGGATTATTTGAGCCTGACGACGACACCATAGGTGCTAAACTAGGCTTTTGGCTAGATCAAAATAGTAGTGGTTATGCCTCTTCATTTGAAGTTGATACCGTTTTGGATGATTTAGATATTGAAAAAGGTACGCCTGCATTTAATGAATTGGTGGATGAATTCAAAGAAAGTGGTTATGAATTGAAAGGAAACGAGTTTGTAAAAATTGTTAAAAAAGTTAAAAAAGGTAGTGGCGTATCAGATGAAGTAGTAAAAGATACTGCTAAGCAATATATAAAACATTTTGGTAAAGGTTCATATTCTTTGGGAATCTCAGCTAAAGATTTTGTAAGTTTGAGTCAAGGAGAAGGAGATTCCGATATTAGAAGCAACTTTCCAAATTGGAGTGATGAAAACTTTAAACAAGTATTAGACATACTTTATACAGATGGTGGATTAAAAAGACCAGTAGATGAAACATTTCAAAAACACTTGGGTCTTCTACGTAAAAAATTGAACGAGGACACTGGTGACATTGTATCTATGATTGAACGATACATCGAAATTATAGAAACTCTTAAGAGTGTAGCTTTAAGCTACGACGGTGACACTCCAGCTTTGGAAGATGAAAAACGTAATATCAAATCTCAAATTATTAGTTCCAAAGGACAAGAATACTTTAATATGGTTGATGAACTAGCTGAACTAAAAGTTCGTAAAGGTAACCAATCTAAAGTTGAAGCATTAGCAAATCGATTGGGACTGCCACAATTAGCATTAAGTGAAGTAACTACTGATGGTGGTTCACTACCTGAACTTGCTTTAAAAGGCGCTGAGGTAATTGATGTAATGACATCGAGTGATGGCAAAGTTCATCTTCGAATAAAAGCTGCAAATTCAACCCAGTTATATGACGCTGTATTAGTATAAAAAAGATAATCTTTATATCAAGCCCCACCGATTAAAATAAATTGGTGGGGTTTTTTACTTTAATGTAACTAATTATATACAAGAGTTTGATATTTAATATTATATGAATACACTAAAAAAGTTTTTTAAGATGGTTTTTGGTAATAACGATAATAACGAGTGTTATGATTTAGTGTTATTGAAAGCTGTTTTAGATAGTAACAAACAACAAACTGAAAGGTTAAACGAAATTATGGCTGCAATTAATAATCTACAAGACGCATTGGCACGTTTGAGTGCTGCAACTGATAGTGCTGTAACAGTATTAAACACTCCACATCCAAGTGAAGAAGCAATTCAAGCTGCTGCTGACTTGGTAAATGCACAAGCTGCTCGTTTGGAAGCTGCTAGTGACAATGATCCAACAACCACTGCCTAATTCACATATTAGTTGAATATGAAAACCCCACTATTAATTTAGTGGGGTTATTTGTTTATTAGTTCTTCTTTGGTTTGGTTGGTCTATCACCATCTTTTGGTGGACCATCGTGTTTTGGACCTCTTGGACCGCCTGGTGGTGGACCAAAACTTCTCATTAATTTACGATCATCATCACTGACCTTGGTACGTTCTTCTTTGTCCAACTTACCATCTTTATTCACATCATATTTAGCAACCAAAGCAACACGTTGTGCTTTTTGTTCCTCTGTCAACTTTGGACGAGGAGGACGATTACCTGGAGGTGGACCTTTTGGACCTTCTTGAGCATTTAGAGATAATGCTGCGGTTAATACTAATAGATATTTTAACATATATTTCCTTTGTTTGTGTAACCACCATTGATTACATTACATATATACCATATCAACCACCCCAAATAAACATCTTTTACTTCCTCTTTACAATTTTCTCTTGACTTTATAACAAGTAGATGTTAATATACACATATGAATAACACAATTTATATTGCCGTTGGCTTGCCTGGAAGTGGTAAGTCAACTTATGCAAAGAACTTTATTAAAGACAAAGATATTGAATATCTAAGTAGTGATGAACTACGTGCAAAATTTGGAAGTGGAGAAACGGACCAAACTTGCACAAATCAAGTTTTTGGTCATATCAAACGAAAGGTTGACGAATTTCTAAAAGATGGTAAAAATGTATTAGTAGACGCAACTAGTGTAAATCGTAGAGAACGAAGTGACTACACTAATACAGCCAAAAAGTATGGTGCAAAGGTAGTTGCTCTTGTATTCAAGATGGATCGTGATGGATTAATTGCACGAAACCAGAAGAGAGGTAGTGAAGGTGGTAGAGTTGTACCTACTTTTGTAATCGACAAAATGCTTGCTAAGTTTGAAGAACCTTCTACAAATGAAGGCATTGATGAGGTAATTTATGTTTGAAAGACCGCTAAAACTAATTCATAATGATGATCACAAGGTATTCTTTACCAGTGATACTCATTTCCGACATAATCAAAGCTTCATATTTGAAGCTAGAGGATATAAAGATCGTTATGAACACGATGATGCTTTGATTGCGAAGATCAATGAAGTGGTGCGTCCAGAAGATACACTAATTCATCTTGGTGATTTTTGTCTTAATATTACTCCGCCTGAGTTCAATGAAATTCTGGCTAGAATCAATTGTCAAAACATTGCTTATATTTGGGGCAATCATAACAGCTGTATTCGTAAGCATTATGAAGATGCTGTTGCTGGCCATTTGAATATGGTTAGATTCACTGGTAACAGTCCTAATGATGGCATTGAAGTGTATCCATATGCAATTGGTAAACTAACTTATCTGGGTTATTATAAGGAATTGATTGTAAACGGTCATATGATTGTTATTCATCATTACCCACATCAAATCTTTAACCAAATGCAAAAGGGTGCTTGGCAGTTGAGTGGTCATAGTCACTATACCAATCCAACCACTCAGGTAGATTATCCAGACAATAAAATTCTGGATGTAGGTTGGGATGGTCACGGTAAGCCGTTGTCATTCCCAGAGATTCAGAAGATTATGTTGAATAAGAACCACGTTAAGCAAGATAAACATCATTAAGTATACAAATCCCCTCCGTAAAAAGAGGGGATTTTTGTTTTGACTTGTTATAAAACCTGTGGTAGATTGAGTTTGTTATGTCAAAGCCATATATTCACGCTCAAAGTTCAGTCCGTAAGTTCGGCGGTCAGCCACAGGATTATGAACCTATTCACGCCTTTATGGATTGTAGTAAGGGTGCAATTGCGGATAACCGACATCGTGCTCTAACCCACAATAGTTGGTTTCTTAGTAATATTCTGGAACGAGTAAAGTTTGCTAATAGTGGTCCAGAAACAAGTGATCATCGTTTTCCTACTATTATTAATAGTGATGGACGTAGTGTAAGTGTGCGGGATATTGGTGAACAACATTGTTTGGAAGACTTTGCTAATAAGTTTATTCCTTCAGCACAAGATTATCTGGCTGAAATGGAGTTCAAGAGTTGGATGCAGAATGGCATTTCACATCCTCCTAGCTTTGTGAAAATTGATGAAGGTCGTAAATCCCGTGCTAAAAATGGTTTGACTTCTAAAACTTTCGGTGGTAGTATTAAAAATGTAATCGGAGACTAACAAAACAAAACAAAACATATGAAAGAGTCACTTAAGAAAATTGAAGAGCTAAAGAATCAACTCAACACAGTTAAGTCAGAACTCCAGAAGGAGTTTAAGGCTGAACTAAAGAAGATCTTTGTTGATAATCCTACACTGGACAGCATTGAGATGTATCTTAATAACCACGAATTTAACGATGGTGGCGCAACCTCATTCTATATTGGATATGAAGATCTCAAGATTGTAGTAGAAGGTGAAGAAGTTGAACGTGAGTGGGATAATGCAACGAAGGAATATAAGCCAAATCCACTGCTTGAATCACTAATTGAACTTTTTGGTGATGTTCAGTGTATCCACGAAGACCTATATGGTGATGAATATGAACATCTGTCTATTATCCGTGAGGAAGTTCTAAAGTTTTAATATATGAGTTCATATCGTAGAGCAACATTACAGGATCTAGCCAAACTTGGTTACGTTCCTAATACACAAAAGTATAGTGAACATATTGCGTTTGCCAAGAAGTATTATCCTCCTGAAGCAACCACAATGGTTATGGTAGTTCATAGTGAGTACAACGATTGTACCTATGATAATAGTTTTCAGTATGTCATTGTATATGACAAGGATGGCAATGAACTTCCTCCACTAAAGAAGACTGCCAAAGAATGTCGTGCAAATTGGAATATTGATAATCTGCCTATTCCAAACACAAGAGACGGCGATTATGATTCAGCTGAATCAGATGAACCTTTGAATGATGTAGTTATTCCATTGACCACTGAAGTTCCAGAACTTTATATCAAGGAGAATTAATATATGTTTAGTAATAAAAATATTGTAAAGTATTGCACAAAGTATTTTGTTTTGATGACAGCGGGTGCTTATGTTTTTAACACATCCGTGATATTGATTAATCAAAAAAGTGACATTGCAAATCTTATCGGGTCCGCACTTTTTGCTGGACTTTTTATCAGCACGCTGGTAATCTTAAAAAGTGATGTGACCAAGTTGGTCAAGAAACTAGAAGAAAATAAAAACAAAGAAAATAAAAACAAAGAAAATGAATAAGAAGATCGTTAGTCTAATCGCCGGTATCGTCGCCATCTCAACTTTCACTGGTTGTGATAGGGTTGAGCCTGGTTATGTTGGTATCAAGGTAAATCAGTGGGGTAGCCAGAAGGGAGTCAATGATTTCCCGTTGGTTACTGGTGGTGTGTTCTACAACCCTATCACTGAGGATATCTATAAGTTCCCTACTTTTATGCAGAATGCTGTGTGGGATCGTGAACGTGGGAGCAAGGAAAGTCCTGGCGATGACAGTGTAACTTTCAATAGTATTGAAGGTGCGGTGGTTAATGCTGATATTGCTCTGGCTTACACGTTTATTGCTGAGAAGGTTCCTCAGATTTTCGTTGAGTTTCGTCAGTCGCCTGATGTTATTACTCATGGATTTATGAGGAATGAGGTGAATAACGCATTCAATCGTGTTGCTAGTACTATGAAGGCTAGTGACATCTTTGGTGAGAGGAAGCAGTATCTTCTTGACAATGTTAAGAGCAATCTTAACGTCCAACTTGGACCCAAGGGATTTAGGTTTGAGTTGATCAGCTTCCACGGTGGTCTTCGTGTTGATCAGAGTGTTCAGACTCGTATCAATGCTGTACTAGAAGCTAGTCAGAAGGCTATTGAGGCTGAAACCAAGGTTCGTCAAAGTAAGGCTGAGGCGGATCAGGTGATTGAGAAGGCTCGTGGTGAGAAGGAAAGTAACATTGCCAAGGCAGAGGGTGAGGCTCGGAGTATTGCTCTTAAGGCAGAGGCTCAGTCCAAGGCTAACTTGGTGTTGGCTCAGTCTCTAACCCCGGCACTGGTTCAGTATGAAGCGCTTCAGAGGTGGGATGGTAAGTTGCCGGTATATAATGGCGGAGGAGTTGTGCCGTTCATTAATGTTGGAAATACCAACCGATAAGTGGTAGGATAAGTGGAGAAACCCGCTAGAGAAATCTGGCGGGTTTTTTGTTGACTTTGTTTAAACTACGTGGTAGAGTTAAGGAGTAATGAATATCGTAGATTACATTGTAAAGAATTGGGACACTCTTCCTAAGAGCAAGTTTGATGATGACCACATCGTAATTTTCAAGGAGATTGAGAATTGGGATGGTGGTTATGGTCACCACTCTTATGAGGGTATTGGTGTTGACAAGGATGGTAACGTCACTTGGTGTTACAGCTCTGGTTGTAGCTGTAGTGGTGGACCCTCGCTTGATACCAAGAAGGACTTGAAGGTGTTTGTTGTAAATGATGGAATTGATTTGAATGTAGATCCGTCTACTATTAATTTCAAGTCACTTGAGGTTGAGTTTACCAGTTATTAATTTAGAAAAATAAGATAGCAAGTTGTAATTAACAATATTCATTTTCATACTTATTAGTATGAAGAAATGGATTATATATAAAACAACTTGTACAGTCAATAATAAAATATACATAGGTCAACATAAAACTGATAACATTGATGATGGATACATTGGTAGTGGAAAACTAATTACCAGTGCAATTAAAAAATATGGAAAAAATAGTTTTAACCGAGAAATATTAGAAGAATGTTTTACATTTAACGACGCTAGAGAAAAAGAAGAATTTTATATTAAAAAATTTAATTCTACAAATAGAGACATAGGTTATAATATAACTCCATATGCATGGGGAGGTCAACCTATGACAGCTGAAACAAGATTAAAAATAAGTCAACTAAATAAAGGAAAAACTCGTTCGATTGAAACGAGAGAAAAAATGAGAAAAGCTAAAACAGGTACCACTTGGTCAGTACAACATAAATTAAATCAAATTAAATCTAAAATCGGTAAAAAATGGTATCATAATCCCATAACACTAGAATCTAAAAAATTCAAAGATGATGAGGGTATACCAAATGGATGGTTGTTTGGTAGAGGCAATACTCAAAAAATAGGACCTGAAAGGAAAAAACAATCTTTTTCTAAAGATGCACTTGAAAACATCAGAAATGCAAATCTAAATCCGGAAAAAAGAAGAAAAACATCTTGTACTTTGAAGGGACATAGTGTATCGTTAGAGACGAGAGAAAAAATAAAAAATAGTTTAAAAAAATTTTATGAGAAAACTAGCGTCAATCAAAAAAATTGAAGAAATCAAGTTAATTGAAGGAGCAGATAAAATTTGCGCATATCGTGTGGGGGGTTGGTGGGTAGTAGATTCTGTGACTAAATACAAGGTGGGTGATTTGGCTGTTTATTACGAAATTGACAGCTTTTTGCCGATCCGCCCTCAATTTGAATTTCTACGCAAGAGTAGTTTCAAGCGTATGGGTTCTACTGAGGGATTTCGTCTCAAGACCATTAGGCTCCGTGGACAGATCAGTCAGGGTCTATTGACTCCAATTCCAGAGGGTATTAGTAATCCAAAGGAAGGTGATGATTTGACTGAGGCTCTTGATATTGTCAAGTATGAACCTCCTATTCCCGCTCAATTGGCTGGAAAGATCAAGGGAACATTTCCTAGCTTTATTCCAAAGACTGAGGAAATTCGTATTCAGAACTTTGAGAGTGAAGTTGGATTTAGTCCAGTTGGTGAGCGTGCTTATATAACTGAAAAGTTGGATGGTACTAGTTTCACTTGTTATTTTAACAACGGTGTATTTGGTGTTTGTGGCCGCAATTGGGAGTTGTCTGAAACTGATGACAATAGTCTATGGCGTATGGCCAAGGTGCTTGAATTGAAGGACAAGATGACTAAACACGGCAAGAATATTGCTTTGCAGGGAGAACTAATTGGTGCTGGTATCAATGGTAATTTGTATGGATTGAGCGACCACAAGTTGTACTTCTTTACTGGTTATGACATTGATAAGGGTCGCCGTATGTTCTTTGATGAACTTGAGTGGGTATTGTTTGGTTTGCAATTGCAGATGGTGCCTGTACTTGAGAAGTATGGATTTGTAATTCCAAATGAAAACAATATTGTTGACTATATGTTGAAGTATGCTGAAGGTAAGAGTGTATTGAATATGGAAGTTGATAGGGAAGGTGTGGTTGTACGTGGTCTTGAGAAGGAGTTTAGTTTCAAGGCTATTAGCAATACGTATCTTCTTGGAAGTAAGGATTGATATCAAAAGGGAGGTATGTAACAGTACCTCCCTTATTTTTATGAAAAAGTATAGTATCAAGACAAATGATATTGGTATGTGTATGAGTGTAGGTTGTGATTTTTATCAAACTTGCACCAATAATAGTGTAAATATGTTTTACAAGACCAAACGAAAGTTTGAACCAGTGCTTGAAGAATCAATTTGTTTGAGTTATAGTAGTGGAAAGAATAGTAAAGACTACCCAGACAATTGTTATCCCAACGTATTGAAGAAGATTTATGAATCTGGATATTAAATTTGTGGAACTACCACAAGAACCATATAAAGTTCCAATGAAACTAGAAAAGACCACATTAAATTTATTTGTAAAGCATTTACCCACATCAAGTGTGTTGGAGTATTTGATTGAGTTATTGCCTAAGTGTACTGAAAATGGTCCGTGGATTGCTGGTGGTTGTTTACATAGAACCTATCGTAAGTTACCATTAACAAATGCTGATGTAGATGTATTCTTTAAAAACAAAGAACAATTTGAAAAGTTTGTATATGATCTGAGTGTAAGCAGTGTTACTGCGGGATATATAAAAATTGAATCTACCATATACAGTGAGTGGCATTGTACACTTACAATTAAGTATATGGATGTTGATTGGAAGATTCAGTGCGTAACATTCAAATATTTTGATACTATTGAAGAACTATTTAAGTCATTTGATATCAATGTATGTCGCATTGCTTATGATGGTACCAATGTAGTTTATGAAAATGGCATTTTAGATGATATCAAGACTAATAAATTGAAGTTTAATGAAGGTAGTATTTACTATCCTAGTGTAACATTGAAACGATTGGTTAAGTATATTAAGATGGGATATGACGTTGAAGATGTGGATCTTAAATTGTTGACCCACGCTTTTTATAAGTCTAAGAAAAAAGCAATTGACATTCTTGACCAAGACTTGGCTACAAAAAAGCCAATTGAAACTTATAAAGGTTTAAAATAAGCTGTTGACATTTTGAAAAAAGGTGATAGATTGGTACTTGTGATGAGCACCAAATCTACCACTTTTTTTAGCAATCAAATCAAAAATGGACTTCTCAAGCTTGAGAAGAAAAACAAGTCTGAGTCTCACCTTTCTAGGGTTGACCACTTGGTTGCATCGTTGACTGACATTGGCATCAACAAGCTTCCTCAATTTGACAGTGTGGATGAGTTCCTCAAGGAAGTGAATGATGTTAACAGTGATGCACATAAAATTGACAATGTGCTTGCGTTGCCTGAGAACATCAAGCATCAAACTGGTCGTGGTGAGTTGTCTATGTTTTTGATGCTTGGTGATTCACGCAAGAGCAATATCAAACGTGGTGAAACTGGTGATGTAACGCTTAATGACAAGTCGTATGAATTGAAGAAGGAAAGTGGCATTATTGATTTTGCTATCAAAACGAGGGGTGAAGTCACTGATCGTTACAATGAACTTGTTATGATTCGTTCGTTTTGTGATAAGATTTTGAATGCCTATTTTGTTGACAGTAACGTTACCAAGTATTTTAATCAATATTTTCGTAAGAAGATCACTGAGTTTTCCAGTGCTGATTTTGAATTGTTTGATAATTTGTTGGTTATGATCAAATCTGATACTGATATTCGTAACAAGATTACTGGTACTATTTTGATTGATGTTATCAATAACTTTTCAGCTTACGAATGGCGTAAGAAAGTTGCGCAACTGATTGTTAAAAGTTATAGTGGTGGTGTCGTTGTGTATCGTAAGAGCAAGAAGGGCAATCGTAAAGTAAAGCGAGTGGATAGCAAGTATGAATTGCTTGATGCTAAGAATGTTATTGTGCAGAATCTTACACTGGGTAATATTCAGTTGAAGATTATTAATTAAACTCTATTATTGTTTCTTTATCTGATTTGAGTTTGGGATATTCTATAATGGGATAATTCAAACTTTTAATCAGATTTTTCTTTTCCACTTTGCTTCCCAGTGGATAGATATATCTTTCTTTGACTGACAATTCTTTGATTTTAAATGGTCTGGGTAGTACTTCTATTAATTTGTTATAGTTAAACGTACCATATTTGTTAAATAGTGTACGTGAATGTTGCCATTTAACACCACCATCAAAACTAACAATATAACCACTGGTACCTTTGGGTCTTTCAATATTTTGATACAGCCAATTGGTAGCTTGATATATGGTACCGATGTGTCCAGCATCAGGATCAGCATAACTTATCAAACATTTTATTTCAGGATGATTGAGTTTGATATATTTCAAACATTGACCAATAACCCAACTTTCAGTATTTTTACCCAAATCATCTTCTACCCACAATCGTTTCAACTCCCATAAATTGGAATGATTTAGTAAAGGTGATACACTTCTAGCCACATTAGCACCAGCAGTTGGTCCAAATACAACCGCCCCAACCAGCTTAGGCGCTTCAAAAAATACACTACCTTTGCTTTTGTCGAAGATTCCTATACACAACTCAGCTATGGTCCATTTGTGTGTATAATGATGTTTAACAATCAATTCTTTGGCAGTCAAATTGTTTACTTTTTCAACATAAAGATTTTCCATAAACATATCATATCATACCCACCTCAAAATTTCAAAATATAAAAAAGGTTGTTGACTTTTTATAAAGTCGCTGGTATTATGAATTTAGTAATGAACAGTAAGATTTTGAAGCGTACCATTGACATTGCCAAAGCTATGTGTCCGCTTAACCTAGAGCATAGGTGTAGTCATATAGCTTTTTTGATTAAGTGTGGAAAGATTGTACATATTGGTACAAATAGCTGTAAGAGTCATCCTGAGACACTTAAATACGATTATAAAAACCATCAACTGGTTGGTTTGCACGCTGAGTTGAGTGTGTGTATGAAGAGTGGCAAGGAGGATCTTAGGGATTTTAAAATGGTTGTTCTTAGGGTAGATCGAACTGGCAAGTTGAACAACAGCAAGCCGTGTTGTGGTTGTCAAAGTGTGATCAAGCAATTTAATGTGGGTGAAGTGTGGTATAGCGATTCTAATGGAGATGTAATTAAAAATGAAAATTGAATTCAAATCTGAGGTTTATAGTCTGGGAGAAATTTCTCTTAAAGAACTGAAACGATACAAGATGATTAATGACTATGTTTACAATCAAGTTAGAGTTGGCGGATGTGGGGAATTGATTGAACGAATCATATTGGATTATTTGACCACCAAAAGCGGTTATACCAATATCAAAAAGAGTCCAGCAAACAGCAAGTGGGATTTTGAATTAACAGATGATCCCACCGTTCGTGTAGACGTTCGTCGTGTATCTCCGACAAATACAATTTATCTTGGACATACATCAGGCAATCTTAAAAAATTGATTTGGGAAGACAAAGCTGAAGTTCTCAACAACGGTGGGTATTTTTGTATCAAGTTGTGTGAGGATAAAATGGTGTTGTTTTATATTTCAGCAAAAAGTTTGCTCAATTATGTGTATGAACATCCTAATTTCGAGTTAAAAAACGAAGTACCTGTAAAAATTCTCAACGAAAAATTTTGGAAGACGCTCAACGTTCCGCTTGACAATTAAAGAAACCAATGTTAAGATGATTTTGTTGTGAGGAACTGGTTCACAACTCTTAATTTAAATCCAAAAAGCACTTACGCTGTCTGTGATAAAAATTATTAATTAGACAATTATGTCATAACCCAAATCCAGTAATAAAAGGAAAATAATAATATGATCGGTACAAATGAAAAGACAATTAAGTCCACAACTGAAAACTGGGAACTCTCCAATGTAAAGAAGTTTCTCGATAGCGTCTTTATCGACGATAGTTTTCAAAGTCCTGCACGTTGGGACGGTGCAAAGTCACGCAGTTATCTTGATTCGCTATTTAAGGGAATCGCTCCAAGCAAGTTTATTTTTGCTGATGTAGTTGAATGCCGGAAGAATTCACTGTCAACGGAAGATATCAACTATTATTCCGATTGGCTTTCCGAGGGAGCTAACTATCTTAACCTTGATAGCAACAACCGTTTTACTACCCTACGATTGTTGTTTACTAACCAACTGGAATTGCGTGCTGGAACATATTGTGACAATCTAGGCAATAAGTTTACTATCAAGCGTGAACAGCGGTGGGCTGATCTAAGCGAATCAGTTAAGGATTTTATTCTTACTCGTACAATTACACTGGAAGTGTATACCAAGGCTACTCGTTCACAGTTGAGTGACATTTTCATCGCTGTAAATAGTGGATGTGAATTGAACGCTGCTGAAAAGCGTAACGCTATTATTAGTCCCATCTCAAAGATTTGTCGGGAATTGGGTGAGAACTATTACAAGAATTTCAGTACCCGTAGTTGGATTCTTTCAATCTTTTCAGAACAGGATTATAACCGTCGTAAGATTGACTCACAGTTTGCTGGTATGGCATTCTTCCATAGTTTTGGATTCAAGAAGAACATCAGTGATGGTATTCTTTATAGTGAATATGAAACTGGCTCTGAGCTAAATAGCAAGTCAACTTGTTTTAAGAATGACGTAGATGAATTCTTTAATACGTGGGTTGCTCCAAATGAAGATATCTTCAAGGAAAGTATGAAGCTAAGTAAGCAAACTGTGTTTGACTTGTTTGTGTTTTATCACCGTCATCGTAATCAGATCAAGGATGTGAATATGTTTCTGAAAAAGTTTGTGGAAATCAACACTCTTTTGAAGAAGAATCCTGAAGCTGACCACAAGGTTGGCGACAAAAAGATGACATACGCAGCGTTGCTCCGTGGTCGTGAAACCCCAAAGTGTCAGAAGCGATATGAACTGTTGGCCAATGGATTGGTTAAGTCAAAGGTAATGACAGACGAAAACGTAACAGCAGTTTATAAGTATAAAACAAAAATCAATACAGTGTCAGCTTAAACCACACCAAAGTCAAGGACGATGAAAATCTCCTTGACTTTTTTCTTGCGCCGTGGTAATATTATAAAAGATATGAAACTACCTATGTTATTCGCTCGTACCAATACGGGTGCTATTCAAACTTGGACCATTGAGGTTGATGGTAACAAGTATCGTACTCACTATGGACAGGTTGATGGAGCAATTCAAACAACCGAATGGACCCTTTGTGAAGGTAAAAATACTGGTAAGAAGAATGCTACTTCTGCTGAAGATCAAGCTACAAAGGAAGCTAAAGCCACTTGGAAGAAGAAGAAAGAGAGTGGTTATTTTGACAATATCAAAGACATAGACGATACTTCGTTTACTGAACCAATGTTGGCCAAGAACTATGATGACTATAAGGATGAATTGAAGTATCCTGTTTATAGTCAACCCAAGTTGGATGGTATTCGTTGTGTTGTAAAGAAGGATGGTATGTGGAGCCGTAATGGTAAACCTATTGTTTCAGCTCCTCACGTACTGGTTGCATTGAAACCTTTCTTTGACAAGTTCCCCAATGCAATTCTTGATGGCGAATTGTATGCTGATAAGTTTGCCAATGACTTTAATGCTATTTGTAGTTTGGTAAAGAAGACCAAGCCTACAGCTGAAGATTTGGCTGAGAGTGAAAAGAATATTCAATACTGGGTTTATGACTGGATTGTACAGAAGACTTTTAGTGACCGCAATAGTGACATTACTACTTATATTGTTAATAACAATGTGGTTCGTCGTGTTCCGACTCACCTTGTGGACACGATTACACATTTAAATGAGTTGTATGAAAAGTATGTTGACGAAGGATACGAGGGTCAGATGGTTCGTACCGATGGGCCATATGAGAACAAACGAAGCAAACATCTTCTCAAGCGTAAGGAGTTTCAAGATAGTGAATTCACTATTCTTGATATTGTTGAAGGTGTAGGTAACAAGAGTGGTATGGCTGGACATATGGTATTCAAAAACCATAAAGGTATTGAGTTCCACAGTAATATTAAGGGTGATCGGCAATATTTGAAGCAACTATTGAAGAATAAAAATAAGCTCATTGGAAAGAGTGCTACGGTGAAGTATTTTAACCTTACACCTGGAGATGAACTGCCCAGATTCCCGTATGTCACCAACATTGATCGTGAAAGTTATGAATAATATTAATAAAACTAAATCTGCTAGAATTGTATTGGACATTGAATGGGAAGCTGTTGATGATAGTGATCTACCATCCCTATGGGATTGGAAACGCATCAAGATGCCTATGGATTTGACCAAGGTAAAGTATATTGGTATTCAAACCCCAAATGGACCAGAGAATGTAACTAATTGGATGGGAAATTAAATTATATGACTATTGTAAAAACATCAGAAATTATTGAATGGGTTAAAAACGCAGTGGAAAAGAAGATGATCAAGGAATTGAATATTCCTAATGCTAAGGTTTATCTTAGTTGTGATCGTCCAAATCCAGATGTAATTCTTGAAACCAAGAATGCAGATGGTGATCTACAGATTGTAAGATTTCTGATTATATGAACACTGACACACTATATTATGGATTGTGTTTTATTGGATTATTACTAATTATCAGTGCATTTTTTATTATAACCAAAGATGACAACCAATAAGTTTTTCTTGAAGTTAGCTAGAACTATTGACCACCGTGTAGGTCATACAGATGAATGTAAGCCAGATGTGCCTGTATTGCCTGTAAATTATGCTCTAGCTAGTTTTTCCTTGAGGTTTATCATTGTTCTGGTAAACTTTATTACATGCGCCTTTATTATCGCAAACATCATTCATCACTGGTAAACATTTATGAGCAATCCAAAATATTATTTAACAGTTAATCTACCACCAAATTTTGACGATGTAGATGCAGAGGCCATTAAAACTGATTTAATGGCTTATATTAACAGCAAGAATCAGTATGGGGCTATGTATGGTCCCAAGTCACATAAAAAAGGAATTACTGTTGATAAAGTAATTTACAGAACCAATGAAGACTAACAAAATAGTAATTGATAGACTACGAGAATTTACACAAAAAAATTGTAATACCACAATTGATCCAAAGTTGTGTGAAGATATTCGTTATCTATGTGATGAAGTGGAACGATTTAGCCGTGAGATTGTAAAGGCTAATGATCATATGGATGAAGATTTTATTACAATTCAAAGATATAAAAATAAACTAAGCAAATATGAATCGTTTTAATAAAATTATGTTGGGTAGTTTAGCAGCAATTCTATTGACTGCTATGACAGTAGAACCACCAAAAATTAAGGTATATCTAATTATGTCATATAGAGGTAATGATTTGGCAATTGAAAAGGTATATCTCAAGAAAGAAAATGCTGAAAAATATCGTGATATGTACAAAGATAGTCATAATTATTCAGTAGAAGAACGTGAGTTAACAGAATGAAGAAACTATTAATTATTGCATTATTGTGTACTGGATGTTCCAGTGGAATGTTGTTGAGATACAGTTATAATAGAGCATTGGAAACACTACCTCCTTGCAGCAGAGTGCATTCTATTAACAACGAGTATATTACTTATAGTATGATTGAAAACTCCACAAATAGTGTATATGTAGTACACACAAACTATTATAGGGCTTATTATAATTGTGACGGTAAAATCATTAAAACAATTAAAAATTGATGAAAGAACAAATTGATTCTATCATCAAAAAACATTGCTTAAAAATGCAAGAAGTAGATAAGAACAAAAGCATTCCTATGACAGTAAAAGATTTGGATCATATTGTATATGATATGTACCGAGAACTGTATGGACTACGTGATATACGTGCTAGTAACTACAATCTTAATAGTTTTACCGCAGATGATAAAAAGGGTCATTGTTGTTAATTATGAAAAAGAAACAAACTCCAGCGTGTCAAAAAGTGGAACTAGACAATTGTTTTAGTTGTAAAGTTGTTGCTGGCAAACCACACAAAAAAAAGTGTGACATTGAAAGATGTAGTGTATGTGGTGGCCAAAAGTTAGGATGTGAGTGTGTTGACCACGATAAACAATTTGCTAGATGGACTGGCTTTTGGCCTGGGGAACTTGAATGTAAAGCGTTGAATATGGATTTGAATACTTTTTATATGACAGGAATGCACAAAATATTCTTTGTCAAACCCCGATAATATATTATGGCTACAAAAATTACAGAACACAATGAACTAATTGCTACCAGAGTACCACCTGGCGATAGATGGACTCTTGTGAATGATACCCGCAAAATAATTCATCCAAGTATCACTGAAGCGCTTGAATCTTATTTCAAAGAAACCAAAATCAAGTGTGAATATAGACTAGCCCCACTAGATAGCAAATTGTATGCTATTAAGACTATTGAAGAAGAAGTGGTACCACAACCACCCAAAGGCTTCAATATCTATGGTGATCCCGTTTAAACGGTTTCGGTATTAGCGGTGGGGGGGCTAGTAAAATCACCAGTTGTTTGTTGTGATTGAGATTGTATACGATTGGTGATTTCTTGATTCAAAATTCGAATGTTATTTTGTGCCAATTCGATTTTTGCAAGTTCATCGTATGCCAAACTTTTCAATTCAACCACGGTGAAATCAGATATTTGTTTTTGCATATAACTTATATTATTGTTTTGTTGCAGTTGTTACTGGTGACGCATTTTCCACACCTTGTTGTTGACGGGCAGAAAGTTCTTGGTTGATAATTCTCAAATTGTTTTGTGAAAAGTTTAACTTAACAACTTCATCGTAAGCAAAAGCTTTCAATTCAACTAATGTGAGATCTGATAAATTAATTTGTTTTTGTTCTTCCATATGTTTATAACTTTGTTAAATAACTAGAACACTACTATACAATAGTTATTATTTTAATTACTTACAGAACCTGTTGTTACCCAAGGCAATGGCGGTTGAACCACCGGAGGATTTATTTGAGTATATAAACTAGATATAGCACCAGCTTCAATATTAGCTTTGCTACCAGTACCCATACTATCAAATGTCCATCCCAATACCACATTCTCAGTCAATTGATCATATGGTATAAATGCTGAACCACTGTGGTATTGTACACCTGTGGTACCGTATAATCTACTGTTATATACACTGCCACTCAAACTACCTGTAGCAACCACAATGTTGCCCAAACAGTCCCAGTGTACAGTAAATACAACGTCGGTTTCTTGATCGTATTTTGGGTAACAGTCTAGGTTTGTTACTTTCCAAGTAATTGTTGGTTGATTCATATTTTTTAAGCTTGATATCTGCTATCAGTTTGTTTCCAATTTGGCACTTTGTTTTCCCAATAATCAATCCGTTCTTGTACTTTGTTCCAATCTTCAGGTGCTCTCAAATATTCAATGCTACCTTCGATTGTGGTTACTGTCCCATTTTCATCTGTATCTTCATAAGATGGTGTGGGTATTACAACAGTAGGAAATGCGCTGATATAAGGAAATGCTAGACGAACTTTTAATCCATCGTCTTCTAATACAGTAACGTCGTTTCTGTTACCATATGCAGCAACAAATTCTCTACTCGCTTTGTCGTGAATATTATGTATTATTATTGTGTCTTTCATAGTCTATTATAAATATTGTTATATACCAAAATTGTTTTTTTATTTTTAAATATGTACTTTTCTCAGAGTTATAGCACCCGCTCCACCTGCACCGCCAGGAGAACCGCCGCCTGGACCATATCCAGGACCAACACCAGCACTACCACCGCTCGCAACAACACTTCCAGCGTTAGTGTATGTACCACCATAAATTATTATGGTTCTACCACCTCCACTACCACCCCCACCCGCTCCACTACCAGCGCCTCCACTTGGTCCTCCACCATTTCCACCAGCTGATCCGTTATTTGAAACAGTGCCATTTATTGTAATATTTCCTCTTACAATAAGTATTAACAATCCGCCGACACCAATTCCACCATTAGTTGCAGGTGGATCATTACGACCTGATCCAGCTGGGCCTGTTGGAGATCCAGCTCCTCCGCCGCCACCACCTTGAATTCCAGCCCAACCAGCTCCTCCGCCACCTCCTGTTTGTCCACCAGGGCCATTTCCAGAACCTCCACCTCCGCCTCCCGCAGAAAATATTGTACCTCTTCCTCCGGCACCACCATTGTAATAGTTACTAGCCCCACCTCCACCTCCGCCTCCACAACAAAATATACCAGCCGTTCCAGTTCCACCAATTCCAGTGAAGGGAGTACTAGTTTGTTGAATTCCACCGGCCCCCCCAGCAACACTTCCACTCAATGGCACTCGTATCTTATAGTTGCTAAACCAAGCACTGCCACTAGGCGCCCAATTCATATGACCAATAGTTCCAGTGGCACTTGATGAAAAATTATTGAAATATAGTGTAGCATCCACCAAATCATATCTTGAATCGGTGCTTGAAGCAATTCCAATAGGTGCAGCAATTTTGGAACCAACACCACCACCTTTACCAGTCATACTTATAGTACCGTTCACGGTCAAGTCGCCTGTACAATATATAACCAAACCTCTACAAGCTCGTAATGGACTAAATAATAAGCCGCCGTTAATGGTTAAATTTTTAAAATTCTTTACAATTATATCACCAAATTCACGGCTGATATTGTTTAATCCAGCGGGTGATGTGGATGAACTTATTTGCGCACTACTGCTTATGGTACAATCACCGTCTGTACCTGTGCCAAAATAATTGTCGTAACTGCTTAAACTGCCTACTGTAGTATTATTGCTATAAAATAAATTGTGTGTAGTTATTCTAGCTTTTTTATTTCTATTTGCTGATGAACTTATTGTCTGATCCAAAACGGGAAAAACATTTGTATTATTGTTTATACTGCCTGTTAAGGTACTTAATGCTGATATTAAAGTTGCCATATTCTATTATAAATAGTTTTTTCTTCTAAAAATTCAATAAAGAATAATCTGGGTGTAATAAATCTTTATATTTATAAACTCTAAAATCTATACTCAGTCTTGTTTTGTTAGTATTGTTGAATTTATTACCGTGAAGTAAATTGCAACCATCCCAATGTACAAATTGACCGTAATCACATTTTATCGGAGAAAAATCGTGACTGTCTTCAACTGATTCAGTCCAAATTGTGTTTGTATCAAAAGCATTTGTAAATGGTAAAAAAATATTATCTATCTGCATATCACTATAAATCGTATTTTTTCTATACCACTTGTCTTTATGAAGTTTATGCATATTTAATTTATTTTTATATACTAATCTACACACTGGTTTAGTTTGATATGCTATAACACCATTATACAACTCTGTGATATATTTTCTTATAAACTGTACATACATATCTAAAAACTGTTTATCTGATAGATAATCTGAATATAGTCGCTCTATGTCTTTATTTTCATCCAAATTATCTAAATTAGATGTGTTTAAAACAGTTTGTAATTGTTCTTTAAAATTAAATTCTGTTATATCATATGAATATAATTTCATATATCTGTCAAATAACCCATTCTGTGTTCGGTCGATAAATCTATATT